TTTTTATATAAAAATAAAAAATCTCAGGTTCTATAAAAATAAAAAATGTTATATTTATAATAGTATGTATCAGCCAACTTATAGTTTTGATATTTGGGAAGCTTTAATCCGCATATTAAAATATGCTATAGAAGCTATGGTTGTTGCCCTCGCTGCCTATATTCTACCAGAACACAAATTACGATTTAGCGAAATATGGATGATTGCTTTAACCGCTGCTTGTTTATTCTCAATATTCGATTTACTCGCTCCTTCGTTTTCAGCCGGTGCACGTCAAGGTGTTGGACTTGGTGCCGGTTTCCGTCTAATTGGTTTTGGTGCTGGTTTTTAAAGAGATGGTATAACCTTATAATTTAATTCTTCGCATATTTTTTTCCATATTTGGTCTTGAACATATAATTTTTCTCTGCTTTTTAATAAAGGGAAAAATTTCAAATATTCATTCAGTCCTAATATCTGAAAGAATTTATATAAAACATAACTATAAGATAGAAAGTTCTTTCTGTCTTTAGGACAATGTTTTAAAAATGGTCCTTGAATGTCTCTAAACATCGAACACAATTTCTCTTCTAGTTCTGGTGAAAATTGCGGCGTTGGTATTCCATTAATTCTATTAATAATATAATTAATATGTTCATAATACTTATTGATTCTTAATCTTTTTAATATTTCTCGCATTTTTGTATATGTAATTTTTTTAGTATCCATTATTTTTTCTTTTTTGATTTCATTTAAAATTTTTTCAAATACATCGTTTGGAATATCAGTACTTTCTTTTCCTTGAACTTGATTGCACCATTCCCTAAAATGATTAATTCTTTTATAACTAAAGTGAGAAGTGTCTTTATTATTTTGTCTTAAAATTGGTCTATTTTGTTCTACTAATAATAACTCCTGATATCCACAATTGCTACAAATCATTATTGCATCGTGTTGCAAACAGATTAAAGGAATATTACATTTACAACAGATTTCGTTATTATCATTATTAATTTTTTTAATATGATATTTATTAGTTATTGATAAATATTGATCAACTAAATCGCTTTTTTCAATCGTCTTTAAATCTTCTACTTCTATTTTATCTTCTGTTGGAACTAAATTGAAAGATTCTAAAATAGATTTGGTTTTATATTTGTTTGAAGATGTGACTGACTGTTTTTCGATCATTTCGTAATAGTTAAACAAAATAGAACTGGTGTTTTCATAATATTCGATTTCATCGAAATTATTATTATTATTAATTTCATTTTGAATATTTTTAAGTTCTTCTTTTATTTGAATATTACTATTCCATAGATTTGAATAAAGTTCATCATTCTTAATATTACTGTTATAGTATTTTGTAATTTCATCATTGATACTTTTATAATTTTTTTCTAATCTATCTATTTTTTCTGTGTAATTTTTATTGTCTATAATTTTCTTATTATAATTACTTATAATTTTATTGTGCATTGCATCTAATGTTGATAAATCTCGGTTTATATCAACATTTTGAAATCGCTTTTTTGAAGTTTTATCTTTAAACATATATAATAATAAAAAAATTAAATTATGCTTTTATATAAATTATGAATTATTTTTTTTCTCCTATTATAGTATAAAGAATATAGCATAAATGGGTGGTGGTCTTCTTCAACTTGTTGCTTATGGTGCTCAGGATGTTTATTTAACTGGTAATCCTCAAATTACTTTTTTCAAAGTTGTTTATCGCCGACATACTAATTTTGCTATGGAAGCAATTCAACAAACTTTTAGCGGTATTCCTAACTTCGGAAATACAGTTTATTGTCAGATTTCTCGAAATGGTGATTTAATCCATCGCACTTATTTAGAGGTTGGAATTAAAGCACCTACTAACGCAACTACAACTTCTTATGTTAATTATTTAGGTCTTCGATTATTAAAATCTGTTTCTATAGAAATTGGCGGACAACAAATAGATAAACATTATTCTGATTGGCTATATATATGGAACGAATTATCTTTACCACTTGGCAAACGCTATGCCTGGGATACTATGGTTGGTGCAGATCACGACATTTTAAATGTTGGCACCGACAGTGGTGTTACAACTCTTTATATACCTCTTGAATTCTGGTTCTGTCGCAATATTGGTCTAGCTCTACCACTTATAGCTCTCCAATATCACGAAGTCAAACTAAAGATTGAATTTGAAACTTTAAATAATTGCACATTCCAACCTGGTAATGCTGCTAACGGAACATCAGAATCTTTATCTCTTATAAGTCCTAATTTATGGGTTGATTATATTTTCTTAGATACTGATGAACGCCGCAAATTCGCTCAATTATCTCACGAATATTTAATTGAACAATTACAATTTACTGGTCAAGAAACTTTAAATTCTACTGGTTCTAGAGTTAAATTAAATTTTAATCATCCTTGCAAAGAATTGATATGGGTTGCTAAAATACACAATCCAAATGCTTATTGGTATAATTATACCGTTCCTGATGTAGCAGCTGCTTTACCAGCAATTAACCCTGCAGAAGATGCTGGTTATAATTTCCCGGCTTTATATAAATATGATACTCTATTTGCAGATGCTGTAGTAACTTCTAATACAGGTGCTGCTGCAGTTACTGCACTAACTCAAAATCAAGGTGCAATTGATCATATATTACCATATCAAACTGGAGTTATATCAACTAAGAATGTTAATCCATTTGATACTTGTCTTTTACAATTAAACGGCAATGATCGTTTTAATGTTCGCAATGGTTCTTATTTCAATCTTGTTCAACCATATCAACATCATACTAATATTCCTCTAAATCGCGGCATTAATGTTTATTCATTTGCTCTCAAACCAGAAGAGCATCAACCATCAGGTACTCTTAATATGTCTCGTATCGATACTGCTATTTTAGATGTTAAACCATTAACTGGAGTCACTCCAGTTATTTCAGGTAATATAAACATATATGCAGTCAATTATAACGTACTTCGTATTCTTTCAGGAATGGGTGGATTAGCTTATTCAAATTAAATATAAATTCTTTTTTTTTCTCCTATTATAGTATAAAGCTCAGGATGTTTATTTAACTGGTAATCCTCAAATTACTTTTTTCAAAGTTGCTTATCGCCGTCATACTAATTTTGCATTAGAAGCAATTGAACAAACTTTTAACGGTAATCCTACTTTTGGTTCTCGTGTAACCTGTCAGATTTCTCGAAATGGTGATTTAATTAATCGTATGTATTTACAAGTAAAAGCACCAAAACCTCAAAATACTACTGCATATTTTAATTATTTTGGTCTTCGTTTAATCAACTATGTTGAAATCGAAATTGGAGGTCAAAAGATTGATAAACATTATTCTCATTGGTTATATGTATGGAACGAATTATCTTTACCCGTTTCCAAACGATATGGATATAACGAAATGGTAGGTGCTTACGGTGGTAATGCTGCACATACTTTATATATTCCTCTTGAATTCTGGTTCTGTCGCAATATTGGTCTTGCTCTACCATTAATAGCCCTTCAATACCACGAAGTAAAAATAAATATAAATTTTGAAACTGCTGAGAAATGTATGGTTACTGCAGCTGACTCAAATGGTTTCACAGCTTCTCTATGGGTTGATTACATCTTCTTAGACACTGATGAACGCCGCCGTTTTGCTCAGCTATCTCACGAATATCTAATTGAACAATTACAATTTACTGGTCAAGAAGCTATAACTTCTGCTACTGGACTAAAAACAAAATTAAATTTTAATCATCCTTGCAAGGAATTAGTTTGGTTTGTTACCAATAATGAAAGCACCACAAAAGAAAAGGCAAACTGGTTCAATTATACTACAGCAGCATCTGCTATAGATGAAACTGGCATTCCAAGTGACCCGGAAGTATTAAAATCTTTGTTAATGCAAACTAATATTAATTATGTTGCTAAATCTGCCAACGCAACTGCTATGCCTTCAAATCCTGTTAAATCTGCTAAATTAATATTAAATGGCAATGATCGTTTCTATGAACGCCCCGGACGATATTTCAATTTAGTTCAACCTTTCCAACATCACGAAAACATTCCAACTAATGCCGGTATTAATGTTTATTCATTTGCTCTCAAACCAGAAGAGCATCAACCGTCTGGAACTCTCAATATGTCTCGCATAGATACTGCCATATTAAGTTTAAGTTTTGAAGATAAGACTGGTACAACTGTTACCGATTATAATCCTACCCAATCAATTTTATATGTTTATGCAGTCAATTACAATGTACTACGCATTCTTTCAGGAATGGGTGGATTAGCTTATTCAAATTAAATATAAATTCTTTTTTTTTCTCCTATTATAGTATAAAGAA